CCTGGTGCGCAACGGCTACCTGCTCGGCGGCGAAGCGTGGTTCGACCCAGCCGCCAACCAAAAAGACACGCTCAAGGCCGGGCAGCTCGCCATCGACTACGACTACACGCCCGTCCCGCCGCTGGAAGACCTCACCTTCCGCCAGCGCATCACGGATCGCTACCTCATGCAGTTCGCCGACGCCGTCAAGGCGGCTTGAGCTGCGGCACCACTGATAAGGACCAACGATGGCTCTCCCTCGCATCCTCAAACACTTCAACGTCTTCGCCGATGGCGTCTCGCACGCCGGCGCAGTGGAAGAAATCACCCTGCCCAAGCTCACCCGCAAGCTGGAGGAATACCGCGCCGGCGGCATGAATGGCCCGATCGACATCGACCTCGGCAGTGAAAAGCTGGAGCTGGAAACCACCTACGGCGGCTTGATGCGCGACATCCTCAAGCAGTACGGCACCACCACCGTCGACGGCGCCCTCGTGCGCTTCGCCGGCGCCTACCAGGCCGAGGACACCGGCACCGTCGATGCCGTGGAAATCACGGTGCGTGGCCGCCACACCGAAGTCGACTTTGGCAACGCCAAGGCCGGCGGCAAAGAGCCCTTCAAGGTCAAATCGTCGCTCTCGTACTACAAGCTCACCGTCAACGGCGAAGAGTGGATCGAAATCGACCACGTCAACTTCATCGAGCGTGTGTTCGGCGTCGACCGCCTGGCCGAGCAGCGCAAGGCCATCGGCCTCTGATCCGCGCACCACAACGCCACCCGGCACCCTCCCACCCTTCTGAGCCCTCACCACCATGGAACAACTCACCACCAACATCACACTTGACACCCCCATCAAGCGCGGCGACCAGGTCATCAGCGTGCTGACCCTGCGCAAGCCCGGTAGCGGCGAGCTGCGCGGCGTCAGCCTCATGGATCTCATGCGCATGGACGTGACCGCCTTGCATACCGTCCTGCCGCGCATCACCGCGCCCACGCTCACCACCGCCGACGTGAGCAAGCTCGACCTGGCCGACCTGGTCAAGATCGCCACCGAAGTGACCGGTTTTTTGCTCTCGAAGCAGGATCGGGACGAAGCCTTCCTGACCGAGTCGAAAACGCCGCCGCAGATGTTGCAGTGATTTTTGGCTTCCGCCTGGAGGAGCTGTACGCGATGAGCATTACCGAGCTGATGGAGTGGCGCGAGCGCGCACGTGAGCGCAGCGAGGCGCGCGAATGAGCGACGCCCGCCGCCTGCGCCTGGAGGTCGTGCTGCAGGCTGTCGACAAGGCCACGCGCCCACTGCAGCGGCTTCTCGGGACCAACAAGGACCTGGCCCGGACAGTCAAGGCAACGCGCGACCAGCTCAAAGCGCTGGAGCGCGCCAAGGGCCTGACGGGTCAGTTCGACGGCCTGCGCGGCAGCATCCGCGAGACCGTGGCGGAAATGCGCAAGGCGCGCGAACGCGTGGAGCGGCTGGAGCTGGCAATGCAAAAGGCCAAATCGCCCAGTGCGCAGCTCACCGAGAACTTCAAGCGGGCGTCCGCAACATCGGAACGGCTGACCAACAAGCTCCGTGCGCAGCAGACGCAGCTCGCAGAGGTGCGCCAAAAGCTCCAGCAGGCCGGTCGCGGCTCCATGACGATGGCGCAGTACCAGGAGCAGCTACAGCGGGCCACCACGGCGGCCACTCAGGCCCTTGCCAAGCAGGACGCGCAACTGAAGGCGCACAACGCGCGGGCTCGGGCAATAGCGGCCAGCCAACAGGCGGCCGAGCGCATGCGCACACGCGCCGGCAACCTGGCCTCCGCCGGCGCCCACGCCTCAGTCGCAGGCGTGGCCACTGCCGCCCCCATCTGGAAAGGCCTGGGCGAATCCAAACACTACGAACTCGAAAAGACCCGCATGGGCGCGCTCGGCCTGGGCGACGCTGCCACCAAGGAATCCATCGAGTTCGCCAAGCAGATGAAGGCCTACGGCGTCAGCCAGGTCGACAAGGCCGAGCTGATGCGCGACGCCCTGAGCACGTTTGCCGATGCGCATCACGCAGAAATGGTGCTGCCCACCCTCGCAAAGATGAAGTTCGCCAACAAGGCCGTCTTCGGCCAGGCGCAGGGTGCGGACAACGAACGCATGTTCATGGACTTGCTGAAGGTCATCGAGCTGCGCGGCGGCCTGGCCAGCGAGGAGGAATTCCGCAAACAAGCCGACATGGTTCAACGCGTCATCACCGCGACCGGCGGCCGCGTGCAGGCAGACGAATGGCTCAACGTCATCAAGCGCGGCGGCCTGGCCGCCAAGGGCATGGAGAGCGAGGCGTTCTACTACACCCTGGAACCGCTGGTGCAGGAAATGGGCGGCAACACCGTCGGCACCGCCATGATGAGCGCGTACCAAAACCTCTACCAAGGCAAGACCACCAAACGCACGCTCGGCAACCTCGACCGCTTCGGCCTCATCGCAGACCGCAGCAAGGTCAAGGAAGACAAAGCCGGTCAGGTCTCATTCATGGACCCCGGCGCGCTCAAGGGCGCCGACATCTTCCGCAAGGATCAATTCGCCTGGCTTGAGAAGGTGCTGCTCCCGACCCTCAAGGAAAAAGGCATCACCGAGAAAGACCAGGTGCTGGACGCCATCGGCAGCATCTTCTCCAACCGCACGGCGTCGAACCTGATGTCGCAGATGTACCTGCAGCGCGATCAGATCCACAAGAACATGCGGCTGAACAAAGGCGCCGCCGGCATCGACCAGCTCGACACCGCAGCCAAGGGCTTGCCGCAAGGGAAGGAGCTGGAAATGCTCGCCAAGGTGCACGACCTGCAGAAAGAGATTGGCGAGAAGGTCATGCCGCTCTACGCGCGCGCACTGGAATGGGTGGCTGATGCTGCCGACCGCGTGACGAAGTTCATGCAGGAGAACCCCGGCGTGGCAAAGGCCATGGCGGTGGGCGTCGGTGTGCTGGCCGCAACGCTGCTCACCATTGGCCCGATCCTGCTCACCATTGCATCCGTGTTGTGGCCGCTCGCCAAGCTGCGGACGATCATGGCCGCACTCACAGGGGGCGCAAAGGGGGGCTCCATCGTCATGCGTCTGTTTGCCGGCGCCTTCAACCTGCTCATGAAGTGCGCAGGCGGCCTCGCCAAGGCACTGATGTGGGTCGCCCGCCTGGCGCTGGCCAACCCGCTGCTGGCCGTGATCGCCCTGATCGCCGCCGGCGCCATCTACATCTGGCAGAACTGGGAAACCATCGGCCCCAAGCTCGCCGCGCTCTGGCAAGGCATCAAAGACGCCTTCGGCCGCGCGTGGGACTGGATCAAGGAGAAGGCCAGCGGCATTGCCGACTGGTTCACCTCCACCAAAGACAAGCTGCTCGACGCCGGCCGCGCCATGGTCGACGGATTGCTCTCCGGCATCTCGGAGCGCTGGGCCGCGCTCAAGCAGAAGGTGGGCGAGCTGGCGGACGGCGTTGCAACCTGGTTCAAGGAGAAGCTGGGCATTCACAGCCCCAGCCGCGTATTCGCCACCCTGGGCGGCTTCACCATGGCGGGCTTGGCCCAAGGCCTGGAAGACGGTCAGAGCGCTCCCCTGCAGGCGGTGCACACCCTGGCCACCAAGCTCACCGGCATTGGTGCCGGCATCGCCATTGGCAGCACGGCAGCGGTGGCCGCACCCATTTCTTTCGACACCCGCCCGCCACTCACCACCAGCGCGGTAGCCGCGGCGCCGGCGGCTGCACCGGCCCCCATCACCATCCACATCCACCCGCCCGCCGGCGCAGACCCGCAGGCCATCGCACGCCTGGTGCGCGACGAGCTGCGCCAGATCGAAAACCAACGAGCCGCCCGCCAGCGCTCGCGCCTTGCAGACAGGGACTGACCATGATGATGGCCCTGGGCCTGTTCGTGTTCAGCCTGGACACGGCGCCCTATTCCGAATTCCAACGCCAGGTCGGCTGGCGCCACCCCGGCAACAACCGCGTCGGCCGACGGCCGTCGCACCAGTTCCTCGGGCCAGATGAGGAAACCATCACGCTATCCGGCAGGCTCCTCCCCGAGCTCACCGGCGGCGAATGGTCCCTCGCGGCGCTCGAGCTCATGGCCGACAGCGGCGACCCGTACACCCTCATCGAGGGCACCGGGCGCTACTACGGCCAGTACGTCATCAACAACCTGGACACCACCCGTACCTACTTCTTCCAGGACGGCGCCGCCAGGGCGTGCGACTTCACCCTCAAGCTGACCCGCGTGGATGAGGGCCTGCTTTCCAAGGTGGCCAGCATCGCCACCGGCCTGCTGCAATGACGGACAACACCGCTGCCGACCTGTCACCGCGCCCGGCTTACCGCATCAAGGTCGGCGACAAAGACATCACCGGCCGCTTCCAGGGCCGGCTCATCGAGCTGACGCTCACCGACAACAGCGGCTTTGAGGCGGACCAGCTCGACATCGAGCTGGACGACAGCGACGGCAAGCTCGACCTGCCCGAGAAAGGGGTGCGCCTGTCGCTCTCGCTCGGCTGGGAAGGCGCCGGCCTGGTCGACAAAGGCACCTACAAGGTCGACGAGCTGGAGCACACCGGCCCGCCGGATCGGCTCGTCATCCGCGCCCGCAGCGCCGACATGGACGGCGGCCTCACCACCCGGCGGGAAGACTCCTACGCCGGCAAGACCGTCGCTGAAGTCGTCCAGGCCATCGCCCTGCGCAACAAGTTCACCTGGTTGGTGGGCAAAAAGCTGGCCGGCCAGGTCATCACCCACGTCGACCAGACCGGCGAGTCAGACGCCAACTTCCTCTCGCGCCTGGCGAAAGAGTTCGACGCCATCGCCACCGTCAAGAACGGCACGCTGTTGTTCATCCCCACCGGCGAGCCGACCAGCGGGTCAGGCCTGCCGCTGCCCACCGTCAGCATCACCCGCGCATCAGGCGACACCCACACGTTCAGCGTTGCCGATCGGGAGAATTACAACGGCGTGAAAGCGCACTACCAGGACACACGCGCCGGCGTGCGCGGCGAGGTGGTCATCGACGCTTCCAACGCCGTGGCGACGAAAGAGAAGCGGACCAGCAAGGGAAAAAAGAAGAAGCAGGAGACGGTGCAGGCCAACCCCAACCCGGACAACGTGAAAGTGCTGCGGCACACATACGCCTCACGCTCCAACGCCGAGCGCGCAGCGCGGGCGGAGTGGCAGAAGATTCAGCGCGGGGTGGCGACGTTCAACATCACGCTGGCGCGTGGGCGGGCGGAGCTGTTTCCCTCGCTGCATGCGAAGGTCAGCGGGTGGAAGCCGCAGATTGATGGGACGGGGTGGTCAGTCGGCCGTGTGGTTCACAGCCTGAATGACAGTGGCTTCACCACCGCGCTGGAGCTGAGCATTCAGCCCGAGAAACTAGAAGAATTCAGCACGAACGACGGCAAGCAATGAGAAATGAATGTGCGCTTCAATGTGCTGGCGGTCGGCAGCGGCGCGGCCCCGCGCGCTATGTGTCGCCTCGGCGCTCACCCGCTTCAGGGAGCAGCAGACTCCAGTCTAAATGGGCATACGCCGCGAAATCTCGCCCTGCTTTCTGCGACGGCTCAGTTGCAACCCATCCCGGATGTTGCGGCCAATAAGAAACATGTTCACTACGCCGGCGACGAGTTCCACAACCTGCACAGCGTAGAACGCGCCATCGAATATGCCACTGCTAGAGCGCAGGAACAGAAAGATGGCCGAAGGCACCAAGATCAACAGGCCATTCAGCGCAATGAACGGCATGCGCTTTTGCTTATCAACGAGCAAGGCATGCTTGCCTTTACCACCCATAGAGAAGCCGGTTCCGGCGGTAAGCGCCATGAGCGGCACGAACGCCAAAAGTCCGTAGGCAATTGCGTGCTTCACCTGCGCCACTGCTGCGTGCGACATAAAGACTTCCGCCACCACCGTTGAGGACCAGAAGAGCGCCAGGAACAACATGACCAATGTGGCCGCAGTTGCGTGCAACTTACGCTTCATTTTCATGGCTTCCGTCCTTCATTGAATGCAGGTCTGCCAAGGTCTTCAAAACCGCAATTGCGCTCTCCAAATCCTGGCCACGGAACGACGACGACGCCTGCGCCGCATGCCCATTCCACCGGGCATCAATGGAGTCAAATAATGTGCGGCCGTGAGCTGTCAATAAATAGTGCGGCGAGCGCCGATGCGTAGGATTCGCCTGTGCTTCCACCAGTCCTTCCTGCACCAGCACATTGAGCTGTTTCTGCGCCCCCTGACGCGTCATGCCCATTTGGGCAGCAAGGCGCGGCGCAGTCATCGGTTGCGCCGCAAGAGCAACCGCGCCAAGCATCTGCCAGCGTGCTGTGCTTAGGCCGGTGACTGCGGCGAATTCGTCGCCCCAAGCGGAAAGCGCACCATTCGCCCGAAATACATTCAGAACAAGCTCTGTCAATTGCTCTGCCTTCGTTCTTGCCATAATTCATCACTCCACAAAACGACAACAGGTTACCATATTGGTAACTAGTTGTCATATAGCCGTGTGGCTTTTGTGTGCCGGCCTGGCGTTGCCGCCGATTGCGCCGGCGCCTCACGAGTTGGCGTGGCAGCACTTTGTTTCGCTGGGAGCTGGCACATAACGCACGTCGCGCCGGCGCGAGGGGGGGCCAGGAGCTTGCGCCGGGGCAATCGCAAATCATCGTCACACCACCTCGCCCGCCCTTCAACTTCGCCCACCCCCGCACTAAGCTCAACGTCTAACGCGTTGCCACACTCGTTCACCCACAGCCTCGCCACCGCGCCGTAGCCTCACCAAGCGGCCCCCGCGCCGCTGTGGGAGATACGTAAGTGAGCAGCAAGACGAACATCAAGCAGAGCATTTCAGCCGGCAATGGCAACGTGCAAATCGGCCAGGTCATCCTATGCGGGTCGGCCGCCCGCTCACGCTGCGCCAGTCCGCCGGCACCAGCCAAAGAACGCATGACCATCGAGCAGCGGGCAGAACTCACGCACATCGCATTGCAGATCGAATTGGCAGAGGAAGGCGCCGTAGACGCGGGCACGGTTTGGAAGGCCCTTTGCAACCACCTCAACGGGCGCGGCCTGGAGGATGTGCGAGACAACACCGAGTTGTCCCACGAGCAGTATTGGGCGGCTCGGTCTTACCTGGACGGCTGGTTATCCTGCGCCCGTGGTGACAGCCTGCCGCGTACCGGCATGATTCGGGAGATCATGCGGATGTGGGGGATTCGGGGTGGGCTTCGAGCTTCGACAATGGCTCTTTGCGAGCGTCGGTTTCGCGTAAAAACACTCACCGACCTTACCGATGCTCAGCTCCGTGCTGCCTTGTGGGTGACAGTGGCGGACTGGCAAACGTACTGGGCGCAGTTGCAATCGGCATGAACCGCCCTCTTTCGAACCCCCAGCATACGCGCAGAGGTCCAATTGCAAACTCCAGGAACCAAGTGCTTTTCTCTGCCGTTCGATATTGAAATTGAAGTGAGCAATGGCAGAGCGAACATAGAATCTGAACTCGGACGAGCCATCTCAGGCCTTCAAGACAACCCGGTCGAGAATGCCCGTGTTGTCGGCGTCATTGAGGGCGTGGAACACCTTCTGATGTCGCTAGCGCTCGCTGGCGTTGACCTGTCAGCGCCGGAATTCGCCACTGCGCTGCGAGATTGCGTGGCAAAACTGCAGGGCTGAATCTGTGATGAGGGCGAGCCTCTGGCGAGGCTCGCACACGCTTTTCGCCCAGAGGTCTTCGCGACACCACACCGCGTACAGAGGGATGAGCCGGCCGAGATTGTCCGGCCCAGAGAGTCTCAACGCTGCGAGCGTAAATCTCCTGCGTAGGCTTCCAGCTCTTGGCGCCGTGCTTTCGCAGCCACCCGTCTGGCGAAAAAGCTGCGAAGGCGACCGGACCATAGCCACGCCCACGCCGCAAAAGCCAAGGCCGCGACTACGAACATGCCGCCAACCAGCCAAGTGATGATGCTGAGGTCGTTGTCCATGGTCAGAGGCGGCCCGCAGCAGTACGCACCGCCAGCACCCTGCCAGCTACTGGGTCATAGTCGCACTGGTAACTGACATTCTGATAGGCGCCAAATCCGTTTTGGAATTGCACCTTGTCGCCGAGGTAAGTCAGTATCGAGTGTTCCTTGTTGGCCCACCGGAATCGTTCAAACTTCGGTTCAAGCGTGCCATCAATCCACTTGTGGCTGTACTTGGCTTGGCGCTCGACTTCCGGTACACAGGCGAATGTGGCGCGTATCAGGTTTTTGTCACCCCAGCATTGCAAGTCCGCCTTGCAAGCCGCTTCCTCTGCTGCCAACTGTTCGGGCGTTTTCTCAGACGCACCTGGCTTGGATTCGCCACCCATGCAGCTCACGACAGCGGCGATGCCGACGACCAAGCATCCCAAGCCAGCCAATACCTGCCACGTTCCTACTCCCGGATTCTTGATTCCGCAGTGAGGACACGTCGGGGCGGAACTCGAAACTTCCTTCTTACACTCTTTGCACTTCGTGAGCGCCACGGCTCATCTCCCGCTCCATCCCGCTTCTTTATTGATGGAATGGCGATATACCGCGCCCCCGCGCGGCTACTGCTCTAAGTTTGATTCAGAAAGTGCCAATCGATCAGCAGATGCGGAACCGCTGCCCAGTGTGACGATTGGTCCGCCAGCACGTCTCACCACGCGACTTCTTCGCCTTAGAAGCGTGCGGCTTGCTGGCATGGTGGCCGCTCTTCTTTGCAAAGGCGGGTGCGGCGCCGAACATCGACGTAACCACCGCGAGAGCAATCAATCGTTTCAAAGCAGTTCTCCTTCTTTGTGGCGCTGTCGTAGGAATGACCGTATGCCGCGCCACCTCAACGGTCATGCTCATTTCATGGCCGCTGCACGCACATCCGTACAGAAGCCTTCCAAACTTCGCGGGCATCGTACGCCCGCATTCCTGGCGATCTTCTGCAGGCGATCTGGCGGAACAGTCTCGTCAACATGTCTGACAATGAAGCTGCGGAAGTCCGGGTCGGACGCGATCATCGGCGCAACGTCCCGCACGGTCACCCAGCGGTCGGCAAGCAGCGTAGTAACTGCCTCACTGAACCCTTCCGCGATGGCCCCGTCGTCGCAATGGCCATACAGCCGAAATTGGCGATGCAACGTTTTCCATGACGTTGCCATTGCAGAAGAGGCTTCAGCCGCCCGGGCCTCCTGCTCGGTGCAAGTTCGAGTGACGCCCCAAGCAGCGCCAGCGCAGCCGCTGGCAAGAAGGAAAAAACAGAGCACAGCGACCATGTTGTGGTGACGCCGTCCAATTTCTTTTTTCACCGCTCCCCCTCAATGATCGCGAAGCACTCCAGCCTTCCGGAGATGCTTCGGCAACATCCGACAGAACCAAACCATGAGCACGATGAAGAGCGGTATCCCGATGTAGCCCATAGCCACGTTCTCTTCTAGCTTGAACACGATTCGGCAAATACCCGTGGTTACGAACGACCAGAAGACGGCGGCAAAAAAGGCATAGCCGCTGATCACGAGCCATTTCTTAACGCCTGCGATCACCCGCCTATTCTCCCCGAACGACCTTACCTAGCGCCGGGAAGTGCTTCTCGACCCATTGTTTGAATCCGGCGCGGTCTGTCACGTCAGCCTGGCTCGATGTGACAGGATCGAACAGAGACAGGCCTTCACCGCGATCAAGACGCGCAGCAAGCACGCGCAACCTTTGTTCGACCCATCCGACCGTTGCAGCAGAGTCATACCCGTAAGCTGTGTCCAGCAGGTCAAATGCCCCATCGTCGACGATTCCGCATGCGTCCAGGTCCTCGTCAAGGGCTAGGTCACTGGCGGCGCGCCTGGCTTGATGCGACTGATCCTTGGCGCTCAGGGTAGTCAACGCGGCGTGCAGCCCGTCTGCGGAGTAGCTTTCAGATTCACCCAACACACCGGCATCGTCGAACACCAGGCTGCTGGCGTACCGACATAGACCAAGGGCGACAACGCCCGCGAAGAACCACGAGTCACGCGTTTGAACGCCGACCATGAACCGGCGGCCCTCGCTCACCTCGCGCCGGCCGGCGTGCTCAGTGAAGGACAGCCAGCACGCATGTTCTAAGCGTTCTCCTGAAACCTGGACGAACGCCTGCAAAAGCGTGGCATCCGCTCCATCCCTGTCATACGCGACGGACGCAGGCGGTAGGCCGAACTCGGCAAGCGATGCGTCCACAATCGATTGCAGCTCTGCAAGCGTCTCCGGCAACTGATCGAGGGGAACGTAGAGGCTATTCGGCATCCCGCTTTGCCTTTCTCTTGACCGGCTTCCGTACGGCGCCGACCTGCACGTTGTTCGACCCACCAACAATGATCTGAGAGCGCTTGCCCGCCTTCACAGGCTGGGCCTCAGCGGCTCCGGCTGAAAGCCCACCGATCAGCGCGAGCACACCCGCGCGGCCGCGAGCATCAAGTTCTCGATAACCGGCTAGGACAACGCCTTCCTCCGCTGACAGAAGCGACGGCACATGCTGCCCTGTGAGCACGTAGAGAACGTCGACGCCGTGCCGCGCCACGGCGGCCAGATAGTTGGCATCCGGCACGCGCTCCGACTTTTCGTAGAGCACCTGCGTCTTCACCGTAACCCCACCAAGCGCCGCAAAGTCGGTTTGATTCAGCCCTTGGCGCCGACGTTCATCGGCCAGGCGTTCACCAAAATTTACCGAACGCTCCATTATCTTTATTCCAATTAAACCGATCGGTTCATATAATCGGTTATGCAAGATTATCTTTCACGAGTATATCGACCATGCCACGTGGAAATGTCGCAGAACGTCGCGCGCCAATTGGCGTCGTGACCGACAAACCTGTCTATATCCGCCTTCGGCCCGAGGAGCTTCAGAAGTTCAAAGCGCGCGCCGCCACTGAAGGCCGGTCGCTCGGCAACATGGGCCGCGTTCTCATCCTCAGCGCGCTAGCCCAACCGAGCCCTAACAAGCTTAAGCAAGACGTGCCGCAACGGCACGCAACTTCCGTTGTGGAGGATTGACCATGCACACCCAACACCGAATCGAACACGCCTTGCGGCGCAAGCTCTCCGGCCCATCGCGGCAAGAGGTGCAGCACACCATGGGCTGGGACAAAGGCGCCATGAGCCGCTTCCTGAGCGGCGAACAAGGCGTGCTGATCGACAAGCTGGATACGCTCGTTGGCGTCTGCGGCTACGTGCTTGTTACGCGCAAGTACATGGATGCCGTCGCCACGCTGGGCGAGGTCGGCATGTTCTGTGAGTGCGCGCGCCAAGGGCTTGGCGAGTGCAGCCGGCCGCAAGGGGGTGGGAAATGAATCGCCTGCAGAACCGCCTTGCCCGTCTGCGTGCACGCAGCGACCGTGCACACGCCAAGTTCGACCGTGCCTTTAAGTCGTGGGTGCGATTAGACGGTCGGCCCGAAAAACTCAATAAAACCCTGGCTCTCTTCTATGCCAGGTATCCGAGCCTGACACTCAGGGCAATGAAGCACCGTATTGCCTTGTTCGAATTCCAGCTTCGACTTACGACCTACGTAAGCGCACGCTGCACAAACGTACACACGCCTGTCGCGCTGGCGGGGTGGAAGTGGCTCGGTAAGGCAAAGGCCGCCCAGGGGCGTCTCAAACGATTTGTATTGGGCGAGGTGGCCATCGCGCTCAGGCAAATCGCTCAACTGCTTTCTGAGCTCCACGTTTTCCTGCTCTGCAGTGGCTACTCGCTGCAAGAGCGCCGCATTCGCCTCTTGAAGAGCACGTGTCAACTTCAAGAGCTGCATACGCTGACGCTCAAACACGTCTTCAGCCTTTGCCAGTCCGGCACTGTCTTTGGCCGCAAGAGCGGTTTTGGCAGCGGCGAACGTGTTGCCGATGGCGCTGAGCAAGGTGTCAATTTCCATGAGGGCTCCTCTGTTAATGGTTCATCTGGTGTGGGAACCGATGAGTCTATGGCCGAGGATGTCCCTCACCCACCTTCCGTAAAACAAAGCCACAAACAGGACCGCCCATGCTGATGACCTGCCCCCATTGCAAAGGCCGTCTGAAAATCCGCACCAGCCGCGAGGTGTCGCTGCTCACGCGCGAGGCGTATCTGCAGTGTGAAGACGTGCACTGCGCCTACACGTGCGCGGCCATCATTTCTCAGGTGCGCACCATCGCGCCCAGCATGAAGCCGAACCCCCAGGCCTACCTGCCCGTGAGCCGTAAGCGGCCAACGGCGCAAGACACGCGCCAAATGGATCTGCTCGGCGGCAAGTAGCCGCCCCTCTCTTTCCTCCCTTTTTCCCCTGTCCGACGGCGTGTCTCCCCCACGCCGGAGGGC